TCTCCCTGCTTCCTTGTAGCCCCCTTCCAGAAGGAATAGAACATATTCAGTCCGTTTGGGGTTGATACCATGAATACCTTCGTGGTTTGACCGGAGGTAATTGTAGGGTAAACTGAACTGAAGAACTCTTCTGCTATGTTTTGAGAGACATGGGCAAATTCGTCCAAGAAGATGAGGTTGAATGATCCACCACGAACTGCCGATGAGGATGTGGCGGATGCCATGACTTTTGAGCCATTCTCAAGCTGAATGGATGTTTTATTCCATTCGATGATACCTTGCTGGAGCCACTTGGGAAGATACTCATAGGCCAGACGAAGACGGCCAAGAATTTCTCTAGCCGTATTCATCTTGTTGGCTAGAATACCAACGCTCATGCTCTGATTGAAAAGAATATAGTGAAGAATGAATGCAACAATCGTTGTGCTCTTACCAGACTGACGCGGCAGTTTAGCAATAAGATAACGGTTATTGTGCATTTTATTGATCATGTCCTCTTGGTAATCATACAAATCAAAAGGAACAAGACCTTTATCAAGAGATACTACCTTGACATATTTCTTAATAAAGTAAATTGGATCTTGGGAGCAACGAACATATTCCCGAATCTGTTCTTCGGTGAAGTCAATCTTTACTCCAGCTTCTTTTAAATTTGGATTACCTAAGTAACCCTTAAATTTCCTTGACATCCTCTACCACCTTCGCATCAATCATTTCTATAGCTTTATTCTTACTTCTTTCAGGATTGATTAAGTCCTGTAGATCACTAGTGGAACCTATGAAGAATGAATTATTATTTGTTGTTTTAATAGTAGTCTTATTTGTTTCGTTTTTGATCTTTTCAAGATCTATTAGATCTTTGTTAATCTCAGACATAGTCTTCAGCATTTGAGTTACCACTTCATATGCTCTTGGAGAATCACCTTCAGTCGCAACTTTCATTATACCTTCAAGAGCAAGTTTTGACTTCTCAATGATATCGTACATATTACGCTTGGCATATTCAAAATCCTTTTCTGGAGATTGTTGTATTTCTTTATTAGCGTTTTCTGTCGGTTCTATATTAAAAAAATCGTTCAAATAATTCATAATTATTGGCACACTTTTATTGTGGATATATTTGCTTTAAATGTTGTACTTACTTCGCCATTAATAATTTTAAAATAATATTTTGGTTTTTGATAATCTATAAGTAAAAATTCATCAATACATGGAATTGTATCTAAAGGATTTGCTCCAATATAATAAGTTAGTTCTCTTAGTATTACATTTACATCACTTTGAGATAAAGATAAACTATTTGCATTTTTTCTAATTTGAGAAACAATACTATTATTTATCGAATCAAATAATTGTATTGTTGTTCTAGAATCAGTGACATTATTTTCTGTCCAAGTAAAATTAGAAATAAAATTTGTAGCATTATCGGAGAGATAATAAGTTTGATTCAAATAATTGGGATTCATAATAATATTTGTTGATTGTGCATTTAACAGTGCTGCATACTCAACAGGATCTGGATTTGAATCTTCTGTAAAAACAAATGATTGTGAAGAAGAACCAGATTTTATTTCTCCAAAAAGATAACTAAAAACTATGAATGATATAGATCCTACTATTGTTCTTTTAGAATTAAATGCTCCTTCGTGATCATCACTTAATCTTATTTCTTTTAAAGAAACAGAAACATTAATATTTTTAAAGATTTCATTAAAATTTAACCTCATGTTAAATTCTGGATTAAAATATGAAACTATTTGTTCAATTATTTGATAACCTTCATCCAGATTTCTAACATAAAAATATAAATTCATATTTAATACAATTGGGGTTTCAGAAAAAGTTTTATATGTTATAGAATCATCTAAACTCTCTCCTTCAACCACAGTGCTTGAAACTCTAAGTTTATTTCTTTTTCTAGAATTATCATATTCCATAGCAGAAATATCAAAACTCATATAAGGAAGATTTATTTGAGTTTTGATATTATCACTAATAGACGAATTTTGTTCTAATCTTCGTAAAAATTTTTCTTTTGAGGAAAAAGTAATAGGCACTTTTATTTTTTCCTCTACATCTGTTGTTTCATTTTTTCTTATAATATAAATTTCATCAAATAATGAACCAAAAGCAACAACTAATTTTCTAATTGATTGGTTATTAAATGTACTAAACATTAGTAGTTACCTTCTGAGAATGGGTCTTTTTCGCTAAAATTAATTATAGGTTCAGTATATTTACTACCAGAACCAGTAAATCCTCTTTGATAATCTAGAGGTGGTGTTTCCCCTTCAATATCGTCAAGAACTATATTTACTGGACCATAACTATTTGAAGTATCTAAAGCATGTATTCTAAATGTTATTCCACTTGTTGTACTTGTTACTGTTGTTGGAAGCGAGAATGTAGTTCCATCCAAAGATTGCATTTCAGATGTCATCGTAGAACCAGAAATATCAAAATCTAAGATTCTAAAATATGCAGCTGAACCCGATATAACACCCGGCAATTCAAATTTATCTCCACGAATTATCTTATTATAAGAAGCAGTAAGACCAGAATCTGATGTTGTGGTTTTAAATATATAAATTTTTTGCTTGAAGTCGTTAATAGCATCCACAGCTTCTGTACCTGTATTGAAATTTTCCATAGAATATGCAAAGGTTTCACATGTTAAAGTAAACACATAATTTTTATCTAATTGATAAAAAGGAAGTTCGTGTTCGACAAAAGTAATCTCAAACATCGTTTTTGACAACGGAAAATATAAAATATCACCTTCTCTTGGTCTTATTATATTAGAAGATTTTTCTGTAATTTCTTTTATAAATCTTTTTTTACTAACAATTAAATTTAAAGTATCTTTTACTTCAAGGCCAAATTTTCCTATAGTATCTCCACCACCAAATCCAGATGTTGAAGCAACATACATTTCAATTTGATAAGTTTTAGTAAATTTATTTAATGGATCTTCCCCAAAAAGTCTATCTAGATTTACATTTTCTCTAGGAATATACCATAGATTTTTACCCATCATTCGAATAATTTCTATGATGTTGTCTTCGACAACATTTTGCTCTGTTCCTTGAAATCTAAAATAGGGATTAAGGGCCATATTTATCCTGTCATCATATCAGGAGGAAGTTCGTAAGAAGAAATAATTTGTTCTTCTAAAATAGCTATTTCTCTTTCAGCTTCTCCAAATATTGTTCCTCCACGAAGCTGTACTCCACCTGGAAGGGCAACACCATCAAATTTGGACAAATTTGCTCCCCATTGTCTTTTAATAAGAGCAGTAAAATATTTTTTTAACATTCTGTCATTGTAAATTTCTGGATACTTATCTGGATCTAAATTTACATATGCCTCTATAGCTAAATAAGTTCCTGCCTTTAAAACAGTCCAGTCAGTTTCGATGTATATTTTATTTGTTACTTTATTGAATCTTATTGTTCTTTCTGGATCGAACATCATTTCAATAAGTCTAATATATCTTTTAGTTAAATCAAAATTTGCTATTGGAGTAGAATTTATGAATCCTAAATTAGTATTAATCCCATAAACATCGTTTAGTGCTAATTGATATCTAATATCAAACAATTCATTAGCATTAAGAGAGCCAAATGGAAATATTCTCAATACGGAAAGAATATCATATCCAGTAGGAGATCCGGCAGATGATCCTACGATAGGACCCAAATTATTTGTATTAAGATACTTATTTGCTATATCTTCTTCTGTAAGATTATAAGAAAAATATGCTCTCTCTACACCATCATAGTGTCTTTCTGAAAAAAATTGAAGAGCGTCGTCTAATCTATCTAATGCCTGCTGATGATCTACATTTATTTCTACTACTGGTGCTCCCAGAGTTCTAAATGCGTAATCAATTAGAGTTTGTTTGGAATTTGGTTGTGCCATTACATTTATTTATGCACATTTATTCCTTCTCTATTTTTCTTTTTTCTTCAGCTTCAATTATTTTATCAAAAATTTTTTGTAATTCTTCTGGAGCATCTGGAGTAGTTATAACAACATTTTCAACATCTTCAATACTTAATTTTTCTATTTTATTTTTTCTATTATCTGGATTATTTGTTTCAGATATAGTACATGGAATATAATTAGTAAACCCTGGCATTTTAAGAGGGCAATTTAATTTTGGAAAATCTAATTTACTATATTCATCATCAGAACCATTGAGCCATGTTTGTTTTCTATCTCCGCAACCACAACCACCGCAAAAAAATTTTCCTTCTGTAGTAGATTTGCTCAAATGCTCACATGGAGGAATTGAGCCTCCATTACCGAAGCAGCTCAAAACTCGTAATTGTTTTGTTTCTTTTTCTACTTTTTTATTAGTAAATCCCTTTGAAATAAGAGACATAGCATAACTTTGAATCATATTAAATGGGTTTGGTATAGTCATAGGTTCTTCCCTTGTGGGAAGCTCTATCTTTTCTACTGGTTTTCTATTAAATAGTAATTTTCCGCTTGAATTTTTTCCGCAGTTGCAAGGCTTGTTTTCAGCCATAATTAAAACCTCATATTGTTAAACCATTAATATATTGCACCGAAAAAGTAGATCCTGATAAACCAAATTTAATTACTTTTTGAAATAGATTATTATTGTAACTAGTAGTACCAGTTATTTGAGCCGTACTGAATGATATCTTATATCTATCAGCACCGCATATAGATTCTGAAACTATTCCAGAAGAATTATCCATCAGTGTTGTATCTTCCGAGCAATCGATATAATCAGTAGTTAAAGATAGTCCAGCATAATATTCTGTATTATTTGTAGGACTTATTCTAACAATAGAGTCACTATTTAAGTAAACCCATTGCTTTATTCCAGAATTTAGAGTAGAAAGATACCATCCTTCATTAAAAGTAAAAGTAACTCCTCCTGTACCAGTATAAGAATATGTTACCATATTTTCATAGGTTAAACCATCTGGATGAGTTTTTGGATAAAGTGGGGTTGCTCCTTCCCATGCTGGTCCATCACATGTAGTGCCATTTAATTCATTAAACCATTCTCTTATAAGATTTAAATTTAATGTATTTTGCATTGCAAAAATTTCTTGCAATTCATTCAATTCTGAAGCCTGAAGTCTTGTTTTTGGCTTAAATCCAATAAATGCGTAGTTCTTTCTTGGATCTAAATCAACATTCGAACCCCAGAATCTACTAGAATAAGGATAATTGGTTAAAGGAAATTGGTTTTCGAAAGGATAATTGTTGCTCATTTTAGATATTGAAAATTAAAGTTACTGTGTTCTTGTCTTGATTAAACGCACTATCTGTTGCAAATAAAACATCACAATCTGACATATTTATTTGAGATGTAGTTACTCCATTTATTCGAATAACTCCATATGTTGCTCCTTGTGTCTGGAAGAAATATGTTCCTCCACTTGTCAAGCCATAAGCATTATATTTGCTAATTTCAAATGTTCCACTAGTTTGTCCAGAAGAAACATTATCAAAAGCAAAATTATAACTAAAAACTGGTTTGCCTGGTTCAAATTGAGTTTCATCAGATCCAATTTTTTTATTCTGCGAATCTCTATTGACTAGATAATTTGTAGAAATATCACTAGATACTATATCTGTTGCTACAGTATCAAATGATATACTATTCAAATCTCCCTGTATTACTTCAATAGAAGCAGTAGTACTGGTCTTTAAATATTCCGTAAAGTCTCTATAGATCTTTGGTGCAAATTTATAGCCAGAGGAATTTTTAATATTTGAAGTTAGGAATGCACTTGAGAATGAATATGTTGCTCCTATTGTAGGAATAAGTGTTTGTAGATTTGCACTAGTAATAGATGCAGAAATAGAAATCTTATCTGTTCTAAGTAAATCCATTATAGAAAGATATGATTCTTGAGTTTTTGTAATTGGTGATAAATTAAATTGTATTGAAGCTAAAAGATTAGAAAAATCACCAGAAGATGCAGAACCAGTACAATCGATAACATTTACTGCCTCTGCATAAGTTATATTACTACTTGATAGTTGATTTTCAAGTTCAATACCAGTTACTTTCCATCCATAATTTCCACCAATATATTCAGTTTTTAAATATCCTTTACATGAGCCTAATGTCCCATCAACTTTAATATTTAATTCTGGTCGTTCAGCACTCACATAATATGATGTAGACGAAACATCATTTATTATTGCATTTAATATACATCCAGATGGAATAGATGTTAAAATTTCATAATTTTTTCTATAGGTGTTGGTTGATGAATAACCAGCAGATCCACCCGAAGCAAATGATAAGAATGGAGTTACATCTGTATATGATGCCTCACACGGAGTACATCCGCTGGTTGATGAAATATTATAAAATCCACCATATTCTGAACCAGTTATATTTGGTTTAAATACAGAATGTAAACTTGTTAATTGACCTAGATGGTCACATGACCAAGCATTAGCTACTTTATAAGCTGCTAATATATCTCCAGAAGAATAGGTCTTATTTGTTATTGGTTCTACAAAAGCTTCTTTAACATATAGGCAACATGTGCCATAAGTGAGGCCAGAAGCACCATGTAATTCGTTTATTGCTGCTGTTGGTCCAGAATTATCAGCAGTAAATCCTTTAAAGTTTTGCATTCCCTCTATTCCAAAAATTCTAATATAATTTGTAGATAGAGGAGATGGATCATAATTAATTTTTAGCCACTTATAACCATCATTTGTATCAATTATAGTACCATTAGATCCTGAAGGAGCAAATTTGGATCTTGATGCAAAATTTCTATTGTAAAATTTATTTTGACTTGAATTTTCGATACATAAAAACAATTCATTTGTATTTGTATTATAGCATGTACTGCTTGATATGTCTGGGTCCGTAGTATCAAAAACTTTGAATGTTTTTCCTTCGTACCAATCGTTTCTTTTAAATGCAGAATTTATATCGCTTAATTTTACCCTTTTAATAAAACTAGAAACATTTGCTATTTTTTTATTTAATCTCGTATCTTTAGCTTCATATCCGACTGAATCTACACCAAGACCAATGTAAAAATCGTTGGTTAGAGCAGAATTTATAAATTTCTCTATAGCAAAAGAATATCTAGATGAAGAGTCATTTGGCATACAATTATGTATAGATCAAGAAATTATGATTTCTTTTGGCTCTATGTCCAACGAACTTGTTACTGTACCAGAGAATAAAGTATTTTCACTATTAACTAAATCAAAATAAAATCCCATTGGTTTAAGTAGAGATATTAAATCATCTTGATATTTTTCATCAATATTTGCTTCTAATTTTATAGAAAATTCTTGATTATATCTACCATCTGATAATATTTCAGTATTTGTATTGGATTGATTTAATAAAAATGTACCATTTGAACCATATTCAATTTTAAAATCATTAAAAGCAGAATTGAAAAAAGTTTGTATGAATATCTTAAAAGATTCTTCTGTACCTTTTTTTTCTATAAATTTTTGTTTATTTGAAATTAAAAATTCTCTTAAAATTTTTATATCATTAAAATCAGAAAAATCAAAATTAGAAAATAATGACGAATATATTTTTTTTAATGATTCTTCATTTGTATAAAATGGATTTTGTAGATTTTCAAAATTTGGATAAAGATCAAGACCGTTTTTTGAAAAAATCCAATTGTATAATTCTTGTACCAAATTTATAGTGTTATATGAAGAATTATCTTCTGATTCAGTTATTAGCCAAGAAGGAAATTGATTTTGTACTCTATAGGAGTAATTTCTATTATTTCTAACTTCTTGTGTATTATGCGTTTGGTTTAATATAGCAATTGCATATTCGGCTCCAGCATTTAAATCCAATTCGGCGGGAGTCAGATTTTGATTTTTATTTTGATTAAAAAATAATATCATGTGATTGTAACTGAATCTACTTCATAATCTATAGCCATATTGTTTATAGCTGTTATGGAAGAGCTTGCTGGTGTTATAGTAAATGTTAAAGAATCATTTGTAGTAATATGATCATATATTTGAATAAACCCAGTAGTAGGATTATAAATTCCCACTTTACTGTTTATAACTGTATCCGATGAATCTCTAGCTTCAATATATTTGAATCCATTTAATTCTGGAACTTCAATAGTAGAATTTACAAATTTAATTTGTGATGTTGATAAATTTGTTGTTATAAAATTGGTGTATAAAGATTGAATTTCGTTATAGAATCTTATTATTTTTTGTGTTGATAAATCGAGAGTTTTATCAAAAATAATTGTTATACTAGAATCAGATACTGAAATATTAGAATCAATTCCAACACAAATGTTGATTAATTCAGATTTAGAAATATTATTAAAAAATAATTTCTTTGAATAAATATCTGTTATACTATTTGTTATTTGAGATTGTAAATTTGCTTTAGTATTTGTAGTTTTTTTGGTATCCAACTTACACGATAAAGCTATTTTTCCTATAAAGTCTTGTGATTCAATATAATCAAGATTTAATCCAACGATCATTTTTGCTTTTAATAATTGAATCAATGAAGAAACTTCATTAGATGTAACGCCCAAATCTATTATTGAAAAATATACTGTTCCATAACGATCATTATATTCTTGACCATCAAAAACCGATACTCTTTGATCAATTTCTGTTATAGTTGGGAGTAATCCAGAATTTGCTATTACATATTCAAAATCGCTCTTTGTAACTAGAGATGAATAACTATATGATCTAGGACTAATATACTTTAAATATTCATTGTCAATTTGTGAATAACCGCCAGAAGAAGTATTTGAGCTTATTGATATAGATGGTATATTTAAAGAACCATTTTGCACAAATTGTGAAATAGAATTAAATGATGTATTATTTCCTTTTTCTCCATTGGAAACAACATAAGATACCGTTATAGTATCAGTAGGAAGCACAGATTTTCCTATAGTTGCATCAGATGATTGAATATTTTTACCAAATTTTACGAATATTTTTGAACCTTTATTTACAGTAAAAAATATTTTTGATGTTTCATTTGTTCCTATTATTGGTTCATTTGTATAATTAGTCCAATATTCATCATTAATATTTACAACAATTGTTCTAATATCAACATTAGAATCTGGTAATTCTATTTCCTGATTATCATAATCTACAGTTGGAATTAAATTTTTAACTAATTTAGAACCAGAATAAAATTGTAATGTTGTTGAAATATCAACGGTTGTTCTTGGACCAACATAATAAAAATTTATTAAATTATTATTTGAATTTTTATTTTGTAAAACGGCAAATCTATCGATTTCAGCAACAGAGCTATTAATCTTACTAAACGATACAAGACAAGTTGAAGATTTGTATCTATTGGCAGTAAAACCATTTGTCTGTAATAATTTTACCAAAGAACTTGTTTTTTGAGCACTATCAATAAAACTTTCATTATTAAGAGCATGCAAATAATGCAACCAAATTAAATTGTTATATGTAAATATCCCCAGCAACATATCAATTGCTGTACCTTCACTATTAAAATCAAAAGTATTTGCGTAACTAGTTGATTTTAAATATGTTCTTAGATTTTCTTTTAGATCATTATAATCAAGATTGATAAGATCTATATTTTTTGGTTCATTCATAAAATTATTTATTTAAATAAAATTTGAACGAAGAATTAGTCAATGAAGAAGAATCGGAATTTTTGCTATAATTGACATTAAAATAGATTTTTCTATTAAAAATATCAGATCTATCCACAGAAAATGCAATAGTTTGTAATCCTTTTATAAGTAATTTACATTTTGATTCAAGATAATTTAATAAATAAATTTGTCTAGATTTACTATTGTTGAATTTTAATTCATCTAGTGCAGAGCCAATATTTTTATTAAATCTAAAACCATTAATTTCAGTTACACATATATTTTTTATTTGTTGTTTTACAAAAAATGTTTGTGAAATGCTATTTATGTCGTTTTGAGCATTCGTTCTAAAGTAAATATCTAAATCCTTTAAGCTCATGTCTGTATATTTATATCTTGAATATTTGATTTAAAAGAATTAAAGAAACCAGAATTTGGAAGAGCAGATAATATTAAAGTAGTTTCATGATGTCTATCTTTAAAAATTCTATGAGACATACTTAAAACTAACCATTTTCCATTTAATTTACGATCTGCTATTTGATATTCTGGATGGGGAGGATCAATTATTTCAACAATATTACCAGGCCAAACTCTAAATGTTCCAGTTACTCTTATTTTAATTTTATAAGCATCTAATAAAGTTTTAAATGCTCCGCGCATAAGAGGAACTTTTAAATCAGTATTCCAAAATGTTGCATTTTTTGTTGCTATTTTTAATAGTTTTGGATATTTAGTTCCAACTATGGGGCAATTGCAACTAAAAACAGCATCTGGATCTGAAAAATTACATCCAAGGTACTCATATCCCAATTCGGTTTCTAAAAATGTGCAACCATTTAAACTTTTAAATGCAGTATCTATATCAATATTTGATGGTTCTGGTTCTTTTGGTCTAAATGTTATTCCCGGTAACCATTCGCCATCTAAATCTTTAAAAAATAAATCTTCGCATTGGTTTATTGTTGAAATTTTTCCGCCAACTGCTCCAGGATTTGCACATTTATAGTTCTTGTGCTCTGCATATTTTTCATTTATTTGCCCAACAAGACCCGGAGCTTGTATTAAAGATTGTAAAATAAAGTTGCTAGACATAACAATATTTATTATTAACAAGTACATCCACAAAGAGCACTAGCAAAAAACGCACAAGTTTCAGACCAACAATTTATACAAGTATCATCATAAGATATTACTAGATTATAACAAGCTACATCCACACAGTTTAAAGGATATCCGCTAGATGATTGCTGGCACTCTATTGAAGCATCATAAATGCAACAGCAATATTGAGGATCAGCTTCAGGTGGAATACAAATAGATTCTGATGCCAATACAGTAGCAGTTAATGCTGTTGATACATCGCAAGTTCCTTCCTTATCATTAGCAACATCAAAAACATAAATGAACGGCATTAATTCGTATGATTGTCTATTAAAAGTTATTCCTGGTATAGATGCAATATCTATTTGATACATTCTAACTATTTGACCAGCTATTCCATAGTCATATCGATTTGAAAGAGCTGGATGAAATCCGCCAATAGGAACATTAAAAAAGTTTACTGGATAGTCAGAAACACTAAAATTGGTTCCAGGACCAGCGTAATTTCCTGCATTAGCTGTCGGACCATTAAAAAATTCATTTATATTATAAGCATAAGTTGCATATTCAAGAGTTGTTCCTATTGGCCAAGCAGATGGATCTTGTTCATCAAAAATTACTGGACTCGGATTCGGTCCACCATCATCTGGCTGAAAAATAGGATCTTCTCCTTCTTGCACAATTTCATATAAATTTGTGGTAGAAATTCTAGAACCAAAATTAACAGCAAATTTTGGATTTCTAAGAGAAATAGAACTACCCAAAGTAAATCCAGAAATACCTGTCGGGAAAAAATTTACTTCTGACCAACCATATTCATATGCAACTCCCTGTCTCCATGTTTGTCCTGGTATTTGTCTAGCACCAGTAATTAATGCCCAGAAAGATTCTATAGCTGGCCTATAAATGCAACAAATAACATATTTGTATACATTCCATTTTTCTTTTAATGATCTAAGTTTATAATAATGTGCAGTATTTTCTGCATTTATTTTTTTAAATTGAATATATTTTTTTGCAACTTCTTTTAAGCTGTCTCCACCAGCATCTTCTACTATTTCATTTGGATTTTCTTCCTCTATATCAAACATAGATTGCCAATAATTAGTCGAAGCTCTTGATGAATACTCACTAGAAAGAGTAAAACCAGAATTTGTTCTATAAGTATAGATTGGTTCTGAATAAGATGAATTTTCAGTAAAATTATCAAAATAACCATATCCATCGGGATCATAAAATCTTTTTACATATATTGGATCAGATGGTTTTTCTGGAGGTATTACAATATCATTTAAGTCTAATGGAAAATTTTCAGCCTCTGGTGCATCTGCGACTTTCCATTTTGTAGTAACGCTATCGTAAAAGTTATATGTTGATATTGGAGCAAAATCAGTAATATTATAATAGACATTCTTTTTTGTTAAAGAATTTCTTTGATCTAATAAAAATGCAATAGGATCATCTAGATTAGGATCTATTCTTTCATAATAAGAAGCAAATGCTCCATTGTTTTCCAAATCCATAAATGAAGTTGTATATTGTTCAATGTAATCTATTTTAATTGGAGTAGATACAGAACTAATAGGACCACTATATGCTTCTGTTTCTGTTACAGAAAATGTAGAAACAGGATCTGTATCAATCAATTCTCTTACTGAAGCAAAATTAATAGTATGCAAGTCCTTCCAGAAAAACATATCTGGAAATGGTTCTTGTGTTGATTCTGTTCCTTGTTTTGTTGAAGTCTCTACTAAAGATGAATCATATAAAAAAGATCTTTGTTTTGTCTTTTCAGTTGTTATAGGTGGTGTTGATGTAGCATATTCAGAAAGATAATTTAATAATGTTAAAAATTTAGTATTATCAAATCTTCTTCCTATTGGATAAGTAAGATTTTTATTTTTTAACCAAGCATAATTTGAACTTTTTGTAACCCAAAATTTATCCTGTTGATTTGGAAAATATTGCAGAAAAATATCTTTTATCCAATTATCAGTATCATTTACTGCTGAAATAAGCTTTATATCTTCTTCAAACTCAAAAGATACTTTTGAGTTTGAAAAATAACAACCATCGACAAATTTTAAAGAAATTACTTTTGGAGATTCTTTGGATTGATAATTTGTTAGTCTATTTACTTGGTAGATATAAAAATTATCAAATGTTCTTTCTTGTCCACTAATATCAATTATTACTATTGTTAATTTATCTTTTCCTGTAAAATTAAAATCTGCTGCTATATCCCCCTGATCTTTTAATATTAGAGTCCCAGTAGGAACTGTACCCAACATACTTTCTTCTATAATAATATCTTCAAAATAACCAAAACTTTGATTATCTTTAATTATTTCCCATTTAATGTTATCGGGATCTCTGCCATGTGTTATGGTTAATTCTTTAATTATAATAGGATCAGCTACTGCCATTTATTTCATTCTCAAAATTTGTTAAAGAAAAAGAATCAATAAAATATAATATTTCTTTATTTTGTTTATATGTTTCTTGACTCGATATGAACAAACTATTTATACCAGAAATACCATTTTTAAAATCATAATATTCATTTAATTTACTTTCATTATTTTTTTCTTCTATACCATTATTAATAAAATATTCAACTGAATCAGAAAAATTTTCTACTAGTTTTAATTCAAAGGAATATTTTTGATTCCACTGGTTATCTTCTTTTCTAAAAACATAGTTAATTCCAGTTCCTAAAGAACCAACTACAAAGGCTTTTAATTTATTTAAATTTTCTTGTTTATCGATTATGTAACCAAAATTTTGAGACACATCAAAACCTGCACAAAATCCTGCTGTGGCTGCTGCAATTAAGTCTCCAGAAGAAAAAGATGAACCAGAAATTCCACTATAAAAAATAGCCTTATAAGAATCTATTTCCTCTTCAACATCCTTTTGGGATTTAGGAAATTCTAAAAATGGATTTATTATTTCTCCACAATAAAATGGTACATAATAATATTTAAAGTCAGAATAATTTTCTATTGATATTTTATCTAATAATAAATCATAATTTAATTTTTTAGAAAAAATATTATTTTTAAATTTTTCTATAGAATACCCATTAGAAAAATTAAACATTTTTAATTCTTTTCCTTGAAAATTATATGAAATTTTATTAAAATTATTAAACATTACTTTCCTTAAATATCAGTTGATGATTCTAAAGCATCAGCTGCTAATTCAGATTTACTCAATATTCTTCCACCTTTATTTGTACCTGTTTCATGTTCTTGAAACACCAAAGTTAAAGCAGTGACCATTGGCCCACCATCTTCAAAAAATCTAGGAACATCTTGTGGTATTGGACTTTTATTTATATGTACAGATCTAAGTACACAAACTAATGGATCTGAAAGCCAAGAAGCACTTAAAAATTCAGTTGATCCTTCTCCTGCTACTGCCACTCTCCATAAATCTGGGGGAAATGTTCTTTCGGGTGTTGAAGTCGCCGCAGGATAGGAATTTGTTCTAAAATAATTACACATATCAGTTATAGTTCTAGACTCAAGTAAGCTTCTAGGAACTAAAACATATTCAAATATAAAAACTCTTCTAGCTTCATTTACTAATGTTAATTCGTTTGTATTTCCAAATCGTCTATATGTTGAAGTAGTAGCTGCCTTTTCTAAAGAATATAATGCTCTATCAACAAAGAACTTTTTATATAATGCTGGTCTTCCTCCAACTGTATTTAATTCATTTGCTTTTGATAATTGATTTCCACCAACAGTACCTGCCGTTGCATTATATTCGTGTTCAGTTTTAATTAAAAGTTCTTGCGGTAGAGGAAGTTGAATATATCCATCAGACCTAGAAACTATAGCATCTCTAGTTCTTTCTTTTGCTAAAACACTATATGGTGCATGATGGAATATTAACCAATATGGTATTTCTGTTAAATCGTCTTGTGGATATACAAAATTTGCCATTTTTTTTTCTTTAATATATATTTACATGGCATATAAGACAAAATTTACTCCACAAAACATAAAAAAATATGTTGGTAATTTGGATAAAATTTTTTGCAAATCTTTGTGGGAAAGAAAATTATGCAAGTATTTTGATTCACAAGAAAATATAATTAAGTGGTGTTACGAATGTATAAAAATACCTTACATATCTCCTGTTGATAATAAAAAACACAATTACTATCCTGATTTTTTAGTTCTTCTTAAAGAAAAAAATGGAAAAGAAAAAACTTTAATTGTTGAAGTAAAACCAGAAAAACAAACAGAAGCTCCAAAAAATATTAAAACTAAATCATATAAAAATGAAATGAAAACATTTTTAGTAAATGATGCTAAATGGAAAGCAGCTAAAAATCTTTGCGAGAATAACAGTTGGAATTTTAAAATACTAACAGAAAAAAATTTATTCAGATGAGCAATTCTATAGACACAATTAGATCATTAATAATAAATTCTGGAGGAATTCAAAGATCCAATAGATTTAATGTCATTGTATATACTCCTAGTGGAACAAATACAATGACTGCATTGGAAGTATCATTTGGCGGAAGACAAATAGATGTTGTTACGGATAGAATTGGTAGTACAGGATTGGGGAGAAGTATACCAATTGCACAATCGTATAATGATACTGGATTTTCACGGTCAATTACCCAATATCAATCAAATCTTCTTATAACATTTCCAATAGAACAAAATTGGTCAACATATTCTAAAATAGAAAATTGGATGAATCTTATAGTACAAGATGGATTAATACCATTTCCAAATTCTAGTATTTCATTTGCTAGATCATATAACGATTATGCAAGACCTGGATTAGTAGAAGTAGAATGTTTAGATATGAATGGGAATGCTAGAGGGCTATTTACATTTAGAGAAGCATATCCTATAAAATTAAATCCAATCACAATGAGTGCTAAAACAGGAGAACCAGCAAAGTTTGATGTATTTTTTGTTTTTAGATCATATGAATTTACAATACCAACTGGAGTTGGTATTAACGCGCAACAATCCCCAGCACTTCAAACACAGCCCGAATTTTAATATCAAATATATTTAAGATTTAAACTATGAAATTTCAAAGATCATATCCAAAGTATCAAACCGTTTTACCTTCAACTGGAGAAAAAATTTATTTTAGACCATTTTTAGTCTCTGATGAAAAATCTTTATTAATTATAAAAGAAGAAAAAAATTCATCTCTGATAATTAAAAATGTTTTAGAATTGATTGAAAAATGTTTTGATGGTATTAATAAAGAAAAAATAACATTACAAGATATGGAATATCTTTTTTGTTCACTCAGATCAAAATCAATAGGTGAAATTGTAAAAACTAATTTTACATGTCCTATAACACAAGAAAAAATTAGAACTAGTTTAGATTTATCTAATTTATTTTTAAAAGAGGGTAAAACATCCTTCGAATTGCAATTAGATGATAATTTAAAAATAAAATTTGAATCTCCAACTATAGTTAAAATACTTTTAATAGATGGAAAATTTGATATGGATCATTTTATAAAATGTTCGATATCACAAATTCAAAAAGAACATTCAATTTATAACTTTGAAGATTTGAGTAGTTCTGATATAGAAGAAATTTTTTCTTTATTTACTAAAAAAGAATACAATGAAATAAAAAAATTTATTAATGATTTACCTAAAGTTTGTGCAGATGTAAAATACATCACAGCAGATGGAGTAGAAAGAACACTCAGATTGGACGGAGTACTTAATTTTTTTACTTTAATTTAAATCATATAGATTTATTAGTTTATTACAAGATGAATTTCTTTTTATGTTCTAATAAAATTCTTTCTGTAGATGAACTTGAAAGTATGTTTCCGTGGGAAAGAGATATTTATTTCAATCAGTATAAAAATAAATTAGAAGAGGACGCAGAAAATGCCAGAAACAGAAATGTTTTCTAACGAAGAAGAAACACCAAAAGATAATCGTTCTACTGAAATGATGGATGAAAAAAAAGAAGTTTTTTCATCGGCAAATTACTCTTCTATTATTGATGATGATGAAAAAAATTCATCTATCGAAATTGTTCAAGAAAAAGAATCAATAACAATACCAGAAAAAAAAGATTCTTTACCAGAAGAAAATTCTAATCAAAGTACCGAAAAAGAAAAAAGTCCAGAAGGACCATCATCAGAAAATTTAACAAACAAACAAACTCTTAAGCCAGTTAGTTTTCCGACAGATTCATTGACTCCAAACAATGAAAATGATATACCAGAGCAAAAACAAGCAGAAGAAAACTCTGAAAATTTTATGTTATCTGATGTGGTAAAAGATAATACAGAAGCAAATGAATTATCCACAATATTAAATGAAACACAAGCTTTAACTAATGTACAAAAAGATGTAATAATAGAAAGAATAGATTCTATAGAAAAGATGCAAACGGAATCTAGTGGTGTTTCTGATTTTGATACACGATTAAATACTATGGCAGGAACTGTTATGGATTTTGATGACGGTGGTATAATAGATGTAAATAGCGGCCATATTTCTGATTTAAAATATTTTATGGATGAAATAAAAAGTCCTCCTGAGTGGAGGACTTAATATCTAATATTTAAAAAAATATTAGTCTTCTTTAGCCAGTCGCTTGAAGTACTCAAGCGCATCTTCATCCTCGTCAGGCTTTGGAGCCTTACGAGCAGCAGCAGCCTCAACATCGTCCTCATCTTCCGCTCTCTTTGCGGCAGGGGCAACGCTGCGAATGTCGCCACCGAGAACATCATTGAGCTTCTTCTTGAGTTCGTCATATGACTTGAACTCACCAGGAGCAACAAAGTCCTGAAGCTTGTAAAGAGTCTTCCAGAGCTTTTCTAGCTTCTCATCATCGCCCTTGTAGAGTTCGCTAGCACCATCAAACTCAGACTTATCGTAGTTGGTGTAACCAGCAACCTTACGAATCTTTAGCTTGAAGTTAGCACCCTTCCAGAAGTCGAATGGGTTGATGGCTTCTTCGTCTTTGAACTGAGGCTGCATGGCCTCCTGGACCTTCTGGAAGATCTTAGTCCCGTACTTGAAGAGGAACACCTTACCTTCGTTCTGGGGGTTGGAGGGATCGCTAACAACCAGAATGTTGCTGATATAGGTTAGCTTACGCTTACGGGTACGAGCAAGATCCTTATCCTTCTCAACTCCGCTATTCCAGAGTTCACTGTTGGCTTCGCAGATCGGACACTTCTGGCCGATGGTGGTCGGGCAGTTATCGATTAGCCAGCCACCCTTGCCCTGAAAGCCGTGTGAGTAGACCTTGGCCCACGGAACATCTTCACCTTCACACGCAGGCAGGAAGCGAATAACGGCATAGCCATTGCCAGCCTTATCAACTTCCGGTCGCCAGAACCGATCATCCTTGTAATCGGCAGTCTTGTTTAGGTCTTCGATCTTCTTGGTTAGATCTTCAATGCTTGACTTCGAACGCTTCTTAAAATCGCTAAATGACATATAGTCTCCTTATATTAACCCAAGGAACTCCCTTGGCCGATGGTGTAGTATACCAAAGATTGGTGTTTAGTCAAAAAGGAAGTTTGGCCTTTTTGGGTAATAGATGCAGATCTCTACCCTCTTCGACTAGTTTTTCGATTATTGGTTTTGTTAAAAGCTTGGATGCGCCCTGCGGTTCCATATTGTAATCTTCACACAATTTCAATATGGCATCCATATAAGTTGAATTGTGTTTAGAAACATATTCTATTACAAGCTTCGAAAATTCGTTTTTAAATGTTGGTTCTATTAGCATAATGAATACCCTATATAGTTAAGTTAAATTGGAGAAAATATGGCCGTAAATGACGCAAATTTGCAGATTAATGTTGCTGGTGGAGCTACTGCTACCATTTCCACAGATTTTGTTATTGATTCTTACGGGGCTACTTCTCATGTTCAGCTCTTTAAATTAGTCTGGGGAAATACTAGTGATGCAAACAGAATCACTACATCAAATCCTTTACCAGCATACTTAGCATCTACTGGCGTTACTTTAAATACTAATGCTAGTATTAGTGGTGGTGGTACTGGTGGTTCAGTACCAGTTGTAAATTATACTGGAACTTCACTAAAAGTAAATGGTTCTGGTCTAAATAGCGCAGTTATTACCCAGGATCAAGCCGGGAACACTTTACTGACTGATATACTTGCTGACACTGCAAATATGGACAGCAAATTAACCAGTGGCGATTTTATAATCAAAACAATAGCTGTTGGCCCAACTGGAGCTACTAGCGGATCTTATGTAAGACTATTTGATCCAACAACCAATCTAATTGCCGGGGTTTCAAATGGTGGTGGCAGTCCAGCATTAATGGTCCAGGTTCTTGGTGCTCCTATCACTCTAACAGCAAATGTAAATCCTGCTGTTGCTGTTTATAACTCTGCTACTGGCCCAGTTTATATTCAAGGCTCTACTGGTTCTCCAGTAAGCATTACTGGCGTAACTTTAGAATCTTTATTAACTACTATAAACAATTCTGGTATTTCTGGGGCAACATATACATCCAGAATTCCAGTAATAGAAACTTTACTTACTGCTGGAACTGCAAAGGTAACAGTAAATTCTGAAACTTTACCTAGTTCACTCTTGACTGGTTTATTTAATGCAACTACTACTGCTACTGGCATGTATCCAACAGGATTTACATGCTCAAAGGGAGTAAATGTAAAATCATATCCCACAAACACACAATATGTGTTCATCGGTGAATCTGGATTTACTTATGGATATCCTCTTGATGCAGGAGAAGAAATATTCCTAGAAATTTCAAATATGAATAAACTATTTGCCAAGAGCGGTGGTGGTAGCACTGTTCAGAGTATTTACTTCATAGCAAGATAAGATGGCAAAAAATAGTAACATTGTTCTTACTAAGACTTTTAGTTCTTATGGTATTAATATAGTTAATACCTATTCTGATTTTGATCTTATTGGAAAAGAACTAATATCAAGTCCGCTTGTTTATTTTTATAATTCGTTTGGTAAAGCAATATTTGATTATTCTGGAACGGTAAATACGGACGATTTAGATCTTTTAGAACTTTTTTTACAGGGAATAACAAATGGAAACACTTTTTCTGTTTCTAATGGTTACTATGTAAAAGAACAAGACGGAATAACCTCAAACATAAATGGAATTTATCAGTTTGACGGTGCTACTGGAAACAATATAATTCTAACTACTGTTATTTCTGCTACTGGTATAAATAATGCGGAATACAGATATGAAAACGAATATTTTACAAATCCACCAAAGCTTGATCTAAATACTGGATTTACCGGGGATATAGCTTATATAATTAAATCAGTAACTAATAAAGGAGAAATAGTTAAACTAGGTCTTTATGAAGATGATTTAATCGAAATATCATATGCAGGAAATACGGCAAATATTGATAGATTAAATGTAGAAAAAGTAGAAAATTCTACAGATGGAGAAGAATTTATTTTTGTCAAAGAGCCTTTAATAAATGATAATAGAATAGGAACTTGGACAACTATTAATGTTTATACTAGAGGCGATGCCACAACAGAATTATTATCATCTGATAAATCCTTATTGGGTTCTTCAAATGTTTTTGATAAAAATGGAAATTTTTTAGCGTGTTATAATAATCAAAACGAACTTCAAAGTTATTTGCGAAAATTTGCTTATGCGGATAAAGAAAGTTACTCAATCTGGGGTTATGGCGGATCTTGTAGAACTGTTGCAGTAGAATCAAATGGAATAGGATCTAATTTAGCATATGATAAAATATATTCAGTAAAATATAATACAAACGGATTTATTATTAATGATATTGTTCGCGGAACTATAGACGTAGAAATAGGCAAAAAAATTCTATTATACCAAGGACACTTTTCCAATTTTTCTTTAACTCCGGCTCAAATAGTTTTTACCAGAGTAAAGGGGAGTGTGTCTTCTAAAAATTTAATGTCTGAATATTATTTTTCGAATGGGATTCCCGGAAAAGATAATTCATATACTATATTGACTGTAGATTCTAAAACCCCATCAATATTTTATTATGAAAATTTAAATTCGCCGGATAAAGGCGGAATGATAAGAGTACTTAGAAATTCTTTTTTAACTTAAATCGACAATTTTTTATCGGTTATTTTAAGGATAAATTCTCTTATCTTATCGATATATCCACGATTTCTCAATTCCTTAAAAACTAGATTGTCCTGAGTAAATTCACCACTCTTTGCTATGGCGTGTTTTCTCAGTTTTTGAAATTTTTCTAATAGCTTCTCTGCTGCTTTTGTATCAGTCGTATTCTCCAAAGCATGATCGATTTGGTAAACAGCATCATCTATTTTTTTCTTTAAAAGATCATCGTGCTCAAAATCAAGTTCAAGATTTTCTGGCTTAACTACCCATTTTCCAGTCTTCAGAGAATAGACTCCTTGATTCTTGGGAATATTCACCTCTCCCAATTGAGCATATACTTCTATCTCTGCTCCATAAATTGAGATATCATGGGTCAAAGACCAAATTAACTTTTTATCTTTGAAATATTCTTCGTCTGAACAATTTGGTATCTTCGATTTGTCTAGAATGATATGGACATCTATATCAGAATCTTCAGTATAATTATAATTTGCATTTCCGCCAGTAAAGACTACATCCTTTACTGCTGAATTTGGTATTTCCGCAAATTTTAGCCATTCTTTGGAAATCTCAAGAAGTTTCTTACGAACTTCTTCCTTCAAAAAAATATTTACCCAGAACTTGGGATTAAGTTCGGAGTGATATTGAAGGGTTAAAGATTCCCTCAAGAATTTGGTCAAATATTGCATTAATTGAAACCGATTATAATTAAATTATTGGTAGATGAAAAACCAGCAGGAGGATTCCACTCGTAAGAAGTGACTTCGAAAGGAATTCTATATGCTTGTTGTGTTCTTGCTGTTCTTATAGTAACAGTACCATTTAATGTTAAACTTCCTCCACCACCACCATCACTAATAAAAATCATACAATGCTTATGTGGTTTAGTTATTGTTCCACTTGATGCAAATTCAAAACTTGATGCTAATATAGTAAGCAAAATATCAGCAGCTTTAAAATGCTGCTCTGAAGCATTATAATTTCGTGCTATTGCTTTCATTTTATATCAGTTAAATGTTATTATGGAAGAGTTGGCAGGTCCAGTCGCTCCATAAATTCTGGCTGGAATATAGCAACTATCGTTGGCTGGAATTCTAACATGAGTTGTATTTAGAACCTGGTCAACTCCTCTAAAATCGAGAGTAAAGCCAGATGCTGATGATGAGGCAACTAGCATACATGCCTTATGTTTTTGGAATGTAACGCCAGTGGCGGAAGCAAAATTGGTTGTTGATGCTGCTTTAAAGTTTTCCATATAGCTATTTATATTAAAAAACCCCCTGCTGGAGCAAGGGGTTTGAAAACTAACTATTCAGTTGTATTAGATACGACTCTTTGCCTTAGTGCAGCTGTTTGAGCACTGCTCAAGGCGAGTGTGAAGTTCATCCACATTTCGCCACATATCATTTCGGACGCTGTGGATTTCATTATTGAAAGTCACATTGTCAAATTCCTTTTGGAGTTGGCAAATGTGCTTCTGAAGAGCACGAATTTCACAAACAAGCAGGAAGACAGTCAGGCCAACAAATGACCAAACCAGAGGGGCCTTTGCATTATCAAGATGCAAAAGCAGAGCACCGAACGCAGTAAACACAGCAAGCCAACGCAAACCAAAAATATTAGAATTAATCATTTTTATTCTCCTTTTGAATAATTTTACTTAAAACTGAAACAATTTGGTCAATTTTGCGATTCTCCAGAATCATATTGACCTTGATCTTTTCAATCTCATCCTTGAGAAGTAGTACGATTTTTCTATCTTCTTCTGTCATAATCATACTTATGTCTCCAATGAGTAGGGTGGGGATCGAACCCACACATCTACCGTTATAAGCGGAAGGTTCTGCCGATTGAACTACCTACCCAATTCCAACCCGGCTGTCGAGTCAACCGGGTTGCCAACCTAATGGTTGGTCAGCTAACATCATCGACGCGACAAGGCATCTAGCTAGCTGTTTGTTAGTCCCATTATACAGAAGATTGCTCGTCTGTCAATAGGATTTTACACTTTTGGTTAGTAACATGCCCAGAAGGAGTCAAAACCAAATAATTGCTCTTCTGGCGATCAGTATCGTCACCAAGGCGATAGTTGACCTGTGTGCCACTATGGGCCTTTACGCACTCTAGGGCCTCTGGGGAGGCTAGACGCTCCATGATGGCCTTAGCAGCCACCACAGCCTCCTCTTGGGAGGAGGACATGAGAGGAATATCAATGTGGATTCGATATGCCATTAGTCGAT